AAAGACAAGCGCTCACCGAGATAAGCCTTCAAAATAGAATCTCTCATCTTGGCAGGTTCTTGATTCGGAAGTACCTTCTCCAGCGAATCCACTAATGCAAATTGATATGTTGTCATAAAATCACCCCTTTATTCCGCCAAGTGCAATGCCTTCCACAAACTGTTTTTGTAAAATCAAGTATAGTACAAATGGCGGTAAAAAGGTGAGTGTTGCTCCCGCCATAACCAAACCGTAATTTGTGGTATAGCTTCCCTGCAAGGAGGATAAGGCAAGTGTAAGCGTATTCTTATTCTGATTTGTTATCGAGATTAACGGCCAAATAAAGCTGTTCCAGCTCGTGATAAAAGTAAATACCGTTAGGGAAATGTACCGACCCCCAAAAGTTAGACCTAAAATTCTAACAATTGGAGGTCGGTATTTTTATGGCTAAATACAGCTATGAGCTTAAGAAAAAGATTGTTGATGCTTATCTAAATGGTAAAGGCGGCTATAGATATCTTTCATCTATCTATGGCCCCAATAGAAGCGACATACAAAAATGGGTTGCTAATTACCAAGCCTTGGGAGATAAAGGATTATTTCGTTCTAGACAGCATGAAAAATATTCTTTCGAAAAGAAACTTTCTGTAGTAGAGTTTTATCTATCAAGTGAGATTTCATATCGGGAACTGGCAATTCAAGAAGGCATAACGAATTCTAGTATGATTGTTGCATGGGTTAGCCGTTTTCGTTCTGCCGGTCCTGAAGCTTTGAGACCTCACAAGAAAGGTCGGAAGAAAACTTTGGACAAAAATAAAACAAAAAATCAGAAACAAGAAATTAAAGAAAAAGTTGTTGATACCAGTGCTGAACATGTCAAAGAATTAGAAGAGGAACTCCTTAAACTAAGAATTGAGAATGCATTTTTAAAAGAACTGAGGAGGTTGCGTTTAGAAGACGAGGTAAAAATGAGAGAACGGCGCTCGTCATCAACAGCCTCCGAGGAGAGTTTAAGCTAAAAGACCTTCTCTCTTATACAGGCATACCTAAAGCCACATACATGTATTGGCAAAAACGTCTTGATAGAGAAGACCCTGACAAAGAAATCGAAGAAAAGATTCTTTTCATACGAGTGACTAATAAGGATTATGGTTATCGTCGTGTATTAGCCGAACTAAGAAATCAGGGATATGTTGTAAACAAGAAAAAAGTGCAGCGTATAATGCAGAAGCTTGGGCTGCAAGTTACTTCTTTCACACGTAAGAGCCGCAAATACAGTTCATACAAGGGCCAAGTAGGCACAGTAGCTCCTAATCGCATAAGAAGACGTTTTAAAACTCATATTCCTCATCAGAAGATTACCACAGATACTACAGAGTTTAAGTATTATGAAATCGATGCTAAAGGCCATATGACAATGCGCAAACTATACTTGGATCCATTTATGGATATGTGTAATGGTGAGATTATCAGTTATGGAATAGCAAAACAACCATCTGCCCAAAATATAATGAATGGACATAGATGTATGTTGTATTCAGGAGAATTAACAGACTTCAATGTATTACAGTGGTTTATGAGAGCGGTGGCTAATCCAAGCGATCTTCAAGAATTTAAGGGAAAGGTTGGCTCTTACTATGATGTGACATCTCATGGAGAGTATTCTATAAGGCAGTGGATTAAGAATAAACTGTTTATTTATTCAGAAGATTCCAGTTCAAGTGTTGATAACATATCGGTCAGTATTGAATATTTAGCCAGAACGAAGGATGTTAAGCTATTTGTCCTAGATAACATGATGACGGTTGACGATTCAGGTCTTGAAGAACTAGATAAGCAGAAAAGACTAGCTAAGAAACTTAAGTCTCTGGCCAGAAAATATAGGATATGCATTATCTTGGTTGCACATCCTAAAAAAAAGGGTGACAAGGATAAATATCACATGCATGACGTGTCAGGGGCCAGTGAAGTTGTTAACCTAGCAGACTATGAGTTGATATTAACTAGGAACATTAAGGTTGATAGCAAGACTAATGATGTGTCTGATATTACCAAGATTGGGATTCTTAAGAATAGAACAACAGGTAAACAGGGAATTAGTCGAAGATTAAACTTTGATGATATGCGAAAAAGATTCTGGATAGATGATAGGGATAAAATAAAAGATTATGGCTATGACAAAGTTGACCAGGTCAGTTTTGTAGAACTGGATGATGTGGCCAATGATGTGCCATTTTAGGAGAATTAGATATGGATGTAGTTGAAGAATATTTGAAGAACCTGAAAAGGTTTGATGATGCAGAAAAGTATTTCGAATCACTAAGTGAGGAACAGCTTAAGGATATAGAGTCTACAAAAGAATATGCTGCGTTTCTAAGAATCTGGAAAAACCTTGAAAGATTATATCCGCTTGCAAAGGCAGCAGGATGTACTAGGGTGAAGTACTACGAAAGCTAGGTGATCATATGTGAAGGCTCCATGCTATAAGTGTGAACAGCGTCATGTAAATTGTCATGACAATTGCATGAAATATAAGGAATATCGAAAAGAGCGGGAATTTGTGTATAAAAAAGCAAAGGAAAGTGTTGATTTAAGAGGATATTTTCAAGATGAACTTAATAAGAATGTCTTTGGAAGGGGAAAGAAAAAATGATGGAATGGATTTATGAACATAGGTGTAAAATTCATGTCTTGGCCCTAATTTGTAATTTTGGACTAGGTATGTTTGTAGGATATAGGATTGTTGAGCATGAAGCTAAGACCTACGTAGGGACAGTTATTAAGAAAGACTACCAGCCAAGTGAGATAAAGTACGAAAAAAGAGAAGAGTGGATTGATGGGAAATTAAAAGTAGTCAAGGTGCCTGAAAGGGCCGAAGAACAGTACTCTTTTTTGCTAAAAGATGTGTTTGGAAGCCAAACAACAGTTTTTGTTACAAAAGAGGAGTACAAGCAATTTGAAATCGGGGATAAATATAGGAGGTAAGGCATATGAATGTGCTTGTTAGCTATAAAGGGATTATATTATTTAACCCAGATGTTATTTATACTGACGGAGTAACGGTTAAAGCAAAAAAAGGATTAGATTACTATGTATTGCGTGAATATGAAGACGCCCATACTGCAGAAAGATTAGTTTCTGGAATATGGACGAAGTTGAGCGAAGGTAAAGATAAAACATTTATAACTATTAAATAAAAAAAGAGGAGATATGAAAATGTATAAAGTACCACTTGAAATGCCTAAATACTGTAACAAATGCCCTTTTGGGATTTGCTCCTACAGTCTGCCACTAACAAGAGAGATATGGAGAGATAAGGAGTTTTCTAGCGTAGACGGAAAAGAATGCGAATCTGGGACATATGGATATGTCTGCAACATCCAATTCGGCATACTAGGAATTTATGAGGATGTTATAAGAGGAAAGATAGGCGAGAATATAAAGAAGCCAAGCTGGTGTAGTTTAGAGGGGGAAGATTAATGACATATTTTTACAATAATTCAAATGATTTTGAGGGGAGCGAAAATGACATGGTCAACAGTCCTGCACATTACAAGCTAGATGGTCTAGATATTGAGTCTAAGGATGTCCTTAAATCAGTGTTAGGCAATAAGGGCTAAGGTGGGAAAAGAAAAACGGCCTTGAGGATCTGAAGAAAGCCAGGAAAAATCTTGATTTTGCTATAGATACTTTAGAAAGCATTGGTGAGTGATATGGATCTAGATTATAATTTACAAATAATTACAGCGACTTACGCTGTATCTTATTTGGAAGAAGCAATATGCGGCATAGACAAATACATAGATATCTCACCGACTGATGATTATAAAGCACAATTAATCGCAACAAAAAGATTGTATGGTGGATATTTAAAGAAATTAAAAGAGTGGCTTGATAGTCAGGAAAAATAGGAGGTATTCTTTTGAGAACTTTACATTGTGGCGATTGGGCGAATAAAAGAATGACAGAGAGACATAAACAATTTACAACTCTGTTGCCTTTAAATTCAGTGGACTTGATAGGGATGTACAGAGATTACAACACATTTTATGCACACTTATTGTCTACTGAAAGATTATGCGATTTAGAAGAACTACTTACTTTAAAGAAGGCTGAAGACTGGCACGAAGATGATGGACCTTGCATCTGGTGGAGTAAGGATCAGGTAGAAGATGGACTGCCGTTTGAAGAACCATTTTATATTGGGTCACCACTATCTACAGATTTCCCAACAGATGCGTATTACTTTATTGGGATAATGGTCTTCCCTAACAAGAATAAGTAAAGCGTTATAAGCCTTAATTATATATTGTTATATTAGTAAAAATAAGGAGTGAAAAATGGAAAATATTTATAAAAAATACTGGTTTAGGGTTACTGAATAAAGAAATATTGCTATCCGAGTGGGTTTGTGATGAAAAAGCCACAGAAGAGCAATGGGATGATATGAGAAGAGATGGTAAAGAAGTAGATAAGAGCATACAAATAGGTATGTGGGAAGATTATGACATCAACTAACTAGATGGAGGAAAATAATGAATGATAACTTTAAGAAGAAATGCTGTTCTTTTTGTAATAAAGAACTTAATTTGTCTTTAAAAAACCACTACATTGTAATTGACACACATATCACTAATCTGTTTAATGGAAACACATATTATGATGCTGTTGATTGCAATAATTGTGGAAGACAAAATATAATGGGTGAGCGATATATTAAAAAAGTTAAGAAAGATGAGGACATAGATGAATAATGTTGTTTTAGTTGGAAGATTAACCAAGGATCCTGAGCTTAGATATTTAACATCAGGAACAGCAGTAGCCACATTTACATTGGCTATTAATAGAGATTATAAAAATAAGGATGGGTCCATTACTACAGACTTCATACCAGTAGAAATTATGGGTAAACCTGCAGAGTTTGTAGCTAACTACATCACTAAGGGAAGATTGGTAGCCATTCAAGGATCTGTTCGAGTTGATAGGTACGAAACACCGGATGGAGAAAAAAGGACATTCACAAAGGTTGCTGGTCGTAACATTCAAGCATTGGAAAGTAAAAATAAGGCAACAAAGAACGAGGAGCCACCAGAATCACCGACAGAGTTTGCTGCAGTAGATGATGATGACGTTCCATTCTAAATTGGAGTAAAAAAATGAAAAATGTACTTAAGTATCCGGGAAGTAAGAATAGAATATCCAAGTGGATTTGTGATATGATCCCGAGTCATGAAGTTTATTTAGAGCCATTTTTTGGTGGTGGAGCAGTATTTTTTAATAAAGAACCTGCAAGAATTGAAACGATAAATGATATATCGTCAGAAGTATATAACTACTTTAAGCAACTAAGAGAAAAGCCTGATGAATTAATTAAATTACTATCATTGACTCCGTATTCAAGGCAAGAATATGAAGAGTCTTTTAATAAAAGTTACACAGAGATTGAAAGAGCAAGAAAATTCGCTGTAAGATGCTGCCAGGGATTTGGGTGTTCTAATAAATATAAAAATGGGTTTAGAAGTTCTAAAGGAAAAATGTCACCAGTAACAACTAAATTTTGGGGACAATTTCCAACAGTTCTAATGCAAGCAACTGAAAGATTAAAGCAAGCACAAATAGAAAATAAAGATGCTATAGAGTTAATTGAAAGCTACAATAAGGAAGAAGTTTTTATATATGCAGATCCACCATATCTATTAAGCACAAGAAAAAATTATTTATATGAACATGAAATGAAAGATGAAGAACATATAAGACTGCTTAATGCGTTAAAGAAACACAAGGGAAAAGTTATGATATCTGGATATGAAAATGATTTATATAACGAAACATTGGTTGGGTGGCATAAATGCACCAAAAATACAACTGCAGAAAGTGCAATTAAGAGAACTGAGGTTGTTTGGATGAATTACGAGCCATTTGAACAATTAAAAATGTCAATATAGAAAAAGTTTGTATAATGGAGTAGTAGGAGGATAAATGAAGACTATATTATCCCCATATGACTGTGAGTTTTGTGGGGAAAAGAAAATTAAAGAGGAGACTTTCTCGGGAACCTTTTATATATGCTTAGAATGTGGAATGGTACATGGTGAATTACATGACAGAAACAACGAATACAGACAAGCATGGTACAGAAAACAGGGCAGGTGATATGATGAAAAAAGTTAGGGTCAAGAAAGAATTTTTTGAAAGCACGGAAGTAATACTTAAAAACCATAGGGGTATTATTCGGCACATAAAAATACTAGAAGATACTATGTCAGAAATAAGAGAATATAAATCCAGGGGTATTAAGTCTATATCTACAGATGGCATAAGAGTTTCTTCTTCTCCAGGAGATTCAATCGGAAATCAAGTTGTAAAGATATCTGAGATGATGGAAAGAGTCCAAAGAGAAATAGATGATGAAAAAAAATACATAACCCTTATCAAAAAAGGAATGGCAGATTTATCAGATCAAGAAAAAGAAATTATAGAAATGAGATACTTTGATAATATCCCAGATTCAAAGATTGCCTTATATACTAACTATGAGAGGTCAAATATATTTAGAAAAAGAGTGGCTGCAGTAAGAAAATTGGCCATTGCAATATATGGCATAAAATGCCTAGAATCTTAAAATAAAGTGTGAAATGTGCACTGAAATAATTAAAAAGGTTGCAACAATCGTGCAACAAAAATGCCAAAAAACTGTGTTATAATATATTCAAGTCAAAGAGTAAACAGATCTAAAAAGTTATTCATTCTGTAACACAAGGAAAGAGGGAGCACGCTTCCTCTTTTTGATTTATGAAAATCAAGGAGGCGGTGATATGTGAATTATGTTGAGCCTATAAGAGATAATAACAAGTTGGAAGATATATTGAAATATCTTAAGAAAACCAACTCAAGAAACTATATGTTATTTTGTCTAGGTTTATATACTGGATTAAGAATATCAGACATCTTAAAGCTCCAGGTAAAACATGTAAAAGGTAAAGATAGCATAAGAATCAAAGAGAAGAAGACCAGTAAAAGTAAGGTTATTAAGATCAATAAATTTTTAAAAAAGGAACTTGATCTATATATTGATGGTAAGGAAGAATATGAGTATTTAATATCAAATTCTAAGACAGGTATTGAGCCTGTGTCAAGGCAACATGCCTATAGGATAATTAGAGATACCTGTAGTGGTTTTGGCATTGAAAATGTTGGGACCCATTCGCTTAGGAAGACTTTTGGATATAACTACTATAACAAAACTAAAAATATAGCTATACTCCAAAATATATTTAATCATAGCGAACCGTCAATAACCCTTAGATACATAGGCATCAATCAAGATACCATATCAGATGCCTATGAGTCTATGAGTTATTTTTAATTTATATAAAATGTGACATATTGAGTGGGTGTAACATTTAATCCTAAATTATGAAATATAAAAGTGGTTCAAATATATATAAAATCAATATATGTGGGTTTACTGAAATTTCATATTTGAAATGTTACACAATATTAGATATGTCACATTTCGAGAGGTGAGATAATGAAAAATTACTCAACTAGAAAGTGGGAGAAGAAAAGAGAAGTAATCCTTAAAAGAGATGGATATAAATGCATGGAATGCAGCAGGAAGAATATAACAACATCTGCAACTATGGTTCACCATATAAACCCTGCAGATAGATATCCAGATTTGTTTTTGGTAAATGAAAATCTCATATCACTATGTGATGAGTGCCATAATAAAATGCACGACCGAAAGCATAAGACTCTATCAAAGCTGGGAAGAAAATATCAACAGCTTTACTACAGAAAGAGAGAGGTTGATAAGATGACTAAGATAGTATTTGTTGTGGGTCCACCTTGCAGTGGTAAGTCGACATATGTTAGGAAGCATATGGGCAAGAATGACATAGTCTTTGACTATGATGAAATATCAAGAGCCATGACCGGATGTGACTTGCATGACAACAATCCATTTATCAAAAAGTATTTGCATGAGTTTAGAAAAACATTTTTGAAGATGCTTGAGGTTGAATCAGAATTTGACACAGCTTATATAATAACAACTCAGATGAGTAAGTATTACTATGACTATGTGCTTTATGATCCAGATGTTGTCATTATGAGGACAACAAAAGAAGAATGTTTGAAGCGACTTTATGAAGACACAGATAATAGAAACATAGAAGAAGTTAGAAATGTCATATTAGCTTACTACAGCGAACAAGAGACACAGTAAATATCCCCCCTACCTAAAAACATAACAAAGGCAGTAGGGACAACGGGGGGAGGGTAGGCAT